CGTGGTCGTGTTCGCGGCTACGTCCTGATACGACGATCCGACGATGCGAAGGGCGGTCAGGGAGTACGGGCGAATCTGGAACTGCGTCCCGTCGTAGACGATTTCGTATTGCTTACCGGCCTCGATAGCTCCCGCAGCGAGAGCCGACCCGCTCGAATAGATGTTCTTTGCAGCCAAGCCCGAGACTGCGACCGTCGCCGCTCCGGTGTTCGGGGAAGCGCCTGCCGTGAAGCGGAACGTCTGACCGGCCGTGTACGCCGTGATGGCGGGCGTCGGAGTAAGTGTGAGCGCGTCCGCCGTGCCGCCAGCGGTGCCGCACCAGATAAGTGACGAGTCCTGTACCTGCCCCGCGCTCGCGTACATCGTCCGCGTTGCCGCGTTCGACACGTTCGTATGGCCGAAGCCCGTCATCGGGAGGTTCGCGGTAATCGGGGTCTGCCCGTCCACCGCGATTGATTGGGTCAGCGCCGTAGCGATATCGGAAAAATCCGAGTTGACCGCCGTAGAGCTAATGACCGTTCCCGATACGAAGGGGGCCTGCGGAAGGCTAAACGTCCCCGCGCCGTTTCTCGCCATGCTTTTGAAACTCCAAACGAAAAACCCCGCCGGATTAGGGCGGGGTCTGTGGTAGAATTGACGGATGATTTACGCTGTCGTTTTGTTCGGCATCGCGATTGCCGTGGCGCTGCCTATTGCTGCGCTAGTGCTGCATTTATTCCTGTGACGCCCAAGCGTGCGGTCCCGCCCATAAGTGCGTCGGCAAGGCGCTGTTGGAACGTCGTATTCAGATAGGTATTTGCGCGGTTCGCACCCTGCGGCCCTGCGGCTGTTAGCATTCGTTGCGCGGCCTGCGGATCGACTAGAGCCTGCGCGAGTAGTTCCCGCGTCCGTGTTTCAGCGGGCGCGTACAAAAGCCGCATAAGACCGCCGCCGCCTGCCAGCGTTTGCGCTAGCGGGTTGCCGGGATCAATTAGCCCGTTTGTCGTCCGCGAAATCAGGTTGCCGACTGCGAGGTTTTGCGCTGTCGGAGAACCGCGAGCCGCGCCTGCATTGGCAATCGCCATCGTCTCTTGAAGGTCTGAGACAAGGCGGTTGATCGTCGCCATACGGTCGGGCGGGAACACCCGTTCCATCTGTGGGCGGCGCTCGTTGACGAACTTGATGATCTGAGCGGGGCTAAGTGGCGTTTGAGCGTTCCCCGCCGAGTCAATCATCGTGCCGGTAAGCTGCGCGGCCTTCTTCAACTGCTCCGACAGATGCGCCGTTAGCTGCTGCGCGACTTGAGGCGCTTCGGGGCCTGCGGCCTTTAGAACCTGCTCAACCGACTGCCGCGACTGTAGCGCCGTATCCCCAACCTGACCGGACGGAAGTCTCGGCGTGCCGAACGCGGCAGTGTCGAGAATGCGGCCCGTTGCGTTCGTGCCTTGCATGTCGCGGTCGAAGGTCAGGCCCATTTCACGCCGCGCGGCGATGGCTTTGCGCCAGCCATCGGCCTGCTGTTGTGTAACCCCTTGACCGTTTGCGACTGCGGTATTTACGGCGTCGTCAATCGCATCACGCACCCGGTTAGCCGCAGATGCGAGATTGTTGTCGCTGGCTCCGGTTGCGACACCCGCCACACCACCGAGGCGCTTGCGGATATTCTGCAAAAACTCAATCGACATTCCGCCAGGATGGGTCGCCATCTCGTCTAGAACGTCTTGCAGGGGCTTCGGCACACCACCGGAGCCGGGGCCGTAAGTGTCCGTCGCGGTCCAGCTTGCGGCCCTTGCCAGTGGCTTGGGATCAAGTGACGCCTTGCCGCCCGCTTCGATTGCCTTATAAGCCGTGTCAACGTCGGCTGCCGCCGCACGCTCGCGCGCCGATAGAACAGACCGCACGGTATCGCCGCGCGTGGCTGCGTCCGTACCCGGCAACGGGTTAAGCCCGGCAATCGCGTTCGTGCGCGAAGCGTTCCTGCGCGCCTCAACGTCCTGCAAGAGCACCTTGGGCGAGTTCTGCCCGCCGACCGGATCGTTACGCATACCCGACTGAAGCGTTGCCAGTCCGGTATCCTGCGCTGCTTCTGCGGTCGTCACCGGGGAACCGGGCAAGCGGCGGTTGGGATTGGAGACGCCTTGATTGATGCGTGTATTTAGGTTCGTCGGATCCGCGCTCGATTCGAGAATTGCACGCCCGGCGATAGCCTGCCTGCCGCTTTCGCGGAACGGCTCAACAATGGCTGGAACGGCACGCATCGCCGCCGATCCTGCGGCCATAGCGCCAGCCCCAAGCATGCCGCCGCCCATAGACGCAGCGAAGTCACCGACCGGACCCGCGCCCATCTCACTGGCAAGACCACCCGTAAGCCCCGCAGACCCGCCGCTAACGACTTGCGTTGCCGGATTTGCCGCGAGAACGCCACCGATACCGCGCACGACTTGCGGGGCAGACGCCGCGCCCTGCATCAATGCGCCCGCGCCCATCGTCGGGAGTGCGCCTGTAACACCCTGCACAACGCGACCAAGGACGCGCTCGTTAGCGTTTTCCGACTTCGGAGCGCCTGCGAGCGTAAGAGCGTTTGAGATCGTTTCGCTGGCCGGGGCGACTTGCGGAAGGTCCGCGCCCATGTAGTTCGCCGCACCGATAACCCCCTTAACGGGGAGCATCGCGGCGTCGTACAGCATCCCCGGAAACGCAGTCAGACCCTCGACGACATTCCGTGCGCCAAGCCCGAGAGAACGGGTCACGCGCTCGCCCGTCGTGCGCTGCGGCTGTCTCGCCTCGATCATCGACTGCCGGAACGACTGCGGCGTAAAGCCTTCCGTCCCAAGATAGCCGTCGATTTCCGCTTCTGGAGCGCCAAGCGAAATCATCTTTTCGACGTTTCGCTTGATGCGCCCGGTATCCTGCGGTGCCACGCTATTTGCCATTATTCAAGACCGTACTTGGAGCGAATGTCGCCGCCGGGTTTTCCGCGTAGCCCCGCCGCATACTCGCCCATATTCGGCGGCTCCAAGCCCTTTTGCTGGTAGTGCGACGTGATGCGGTCTTGGATTAGTTTCGTGATCTGTCCAACCGCAGCCTTGGCACCCTCTACGCCTGCGGCCTGACCCTTAAACGTTGACGGGTCGGGCAGTGTGCGCCGAATGATGTCAAGATCGGGGCCGTTGAGAACGCCTAACTGATAAAGCGCCTCACCCTTCGCCATTAGTGCGGCGTTGCTGTACGCCGTATTTACGGGCGTATTAATCCCCATGATTGACTTGCCACGCTCGCCTAGGTCTGCATTTCCGAAGGCTTCCGCGTACCCGTTGAGCGCATTCAGAAGCACGGCTGCATCGGTTGTCGCCGTTTCGAGTTTCTGCCTATCCGGTCCCGATATGCGCGGCGCTCCGACTTGCTGCACGGACATGGTGGGCGTGATCTGCTGTGGCGCTGCGGCCTGCGGTGCCTGTGCCTGCGGGGGCTGCGGAGGCGGCGCGGCTGACATCGGCTGACCACCCGGCCCCATACCGGCATCCGGCGTCACGCCCTGCGGCACTGTTGCGGGGGCCGCGTTCTGGTACACGGGCGGCGCGATGTTGCGCGGGATTTGCGGCATGACCCGGACGTATGTGTTTGTCGTCGGATCAAATTTTTCTACCGGCTGCGTGGCCTTCTCATACGCCCACTGATACGCGCGGCTCGTCGGGTCCGCGTTCGGAGCCGTAAGGATGTTGGCGTATTGCGCGTCCATTGCGTTGCCCGCAAAAGCGGGCGCGGGTCCGGTGGGTGCCGGTGCTTCGGGCGGGCGCTTGGCGTTTGCGAGTTCGCGCTGATAGTCGAGATAAGAGCCGGAGAAGCCCTGCGACTTGGCGAAATTGTATTCTGCCACGCCTTGCGGTTCCGCCTGCGGTGCGCGCTGTTCCGGCACCACGACATTCGGCTGAGCGCCACGCATATCGACAAGCCCGACGCCGCGCACGTTCGCACGGCCATACATCGGGTCGTTCCGCCGAGCCTGTTCCGCCTGCTGCTGTGCGATCAACTGCTGCCGCATCGCAAGTGCCTGCGGTGCCGTGTCCTGATTGCCCGAGAGTGCGGCAATCATCGCCTGCGGGTCCGTGGCCGACATGGCCCCCTGCATCGTGGTCGTGTACGCCTTCTGGCGTTCGTCCGCGCGCTGGTCCTGCTTCTGGCCGATAAGACCGCCCGCGAGTGCTTGGGCGAGACGTGCCGCACCCTGCGACCAGTGCTGGACCGGTGACGAATCCGACCCCTGCCCGATCAACTGAGCGGCGAGACGGTCGCGGTATTCGGAGCGGCGGGCCTGTGACCCGTAAAGCGGAGACTGAGCCATCTATTACCCCCAATATCCGCCAGCCAAGGAACCACCCAACGCAGCGCCGCCAAGGCCGAACAGTCCGCCCATTGCCGCGTTGTTCTGGCCCATCTGCGACTGGTACATCGCGTTCTGCTGGTTCGCCGCCAAGCCCTGCGCGCCGATGATGTCCGTGCCCTGCACACCCGTCTGCGGGGTATTGACATACGAAGGCGTCGAAAGCTGGTTGCCTCCCGCGAGTGCCGCGAGTTCGTTAAGTGACTGCTGCCGGGGCAAGAGCATTTCCCCGATTTGATTTTGCCGGGACTGTTGCATGCGGGAGTATTCGTTTCCGGCGAGGTTCCCGGCGTTGAGGTCGGCACCCAACAGGAAATCGTTGTAGCCCCGGTTGTACTGATCAAAGGCGTTGTTATACGCAACCGTTCCCGGCGTCAGACCTTGGTTCGCAAGCTGCGTTTCTAGCGCGGTGCGCTGCTGGTCGAACTGCGGCTGAGAACGTGTGATAAGCGCCTGGCGCTGCTGATCCCGGAACGCCGTGTCATACGTCGGAGCCGCACCGAGCGACGAGAGGTTGACGGGGCTGGATAGCGTGCCCTTGACGGAATTGAGAAGCGCGTTTCCGGTCTGCCCGTATGTCTCGGAGGCGTTCTGCGATAGGTCCGCGATGCGCTGCTGTTGTGGGGTAAGCGTCTGTGTGGCGTTGAAGCGCGGCGTGCCGTCGGCCCATGTTCCGTTCTGCGTGTACTCAAGGGAGCCGAACGGCGTGTATTGGTTGGTCGAGTTGAGCCCTGCCTGAGCGATGGCCGTCTCTTTGTTCGCGGCACCCTGTGCGCGGGCCGTCGCCGTCGCGTCAACCGGTGCGGGTGCTTCGGGTGAACTTTTGCCCATATTACTTACGCTCCGTAAACTCGCGCATAGTCTGGCGCAAGCATTTGACATATGACGCCGTGCTTCTTTGGCCCGTAGACATGCGGGACAATTGGCTTGCGTTTGAATCCGATGTGTTCGTTCACCTTCAGCGCGCGGACGTTTTCGATAGGCGTCATCGTCCAGACCATCCACACGCCCAATTGCTTGAACGGATAGTGGAGCAGCGCGCGGATCGTTGCCTTCGTCGCCCACAGCGGGGAATCCGCCGCCATGCTCAATTGCACGTTCTGAAGGGGCTTCTGGTATTCGTGATAGACGATCCCTGCGTACAAAGTCCCGCGTTCCGCACTTCCGACCCCGATTGCGACACACGGCCCAAATTGCCCGCCGTGCATGTGAGGGATACGGGACGCAACCCATTCGGCCACTTGTGCGTCATGGCCGAATAGGAGCCGAGGTTCGGGACGCATTAGCCCCTATAAGCCCAAGGGCTGACGTACTCACGACCGAACGGGCTGTAAGTGGAGTTCAACGCGCCGTAGGTCATCCGTCCGCCAAACTGGTTCGACGGTGCCCCCATCAAGGCTTGTGCAATTGGAGACGCGCCGGAGCCGGACGGGCCGGATTGCGCGGGGTTGTAGATATTCGGATCGCCGCCGCCGTCCGGTGAAGCAAGGCCGCCGGGATCGCCTGAAGCGTCCATCGCGCCGGTTGTCTTGCCTTCGATTGATCCAACGAATTGCGAGCCGGGAGCGGAAGGGCTGCCAGCGAACGAGTTGCCCACCGAGCGCCCCGCCGCCGTCGCCATGCTGCCGACCGTGGGGCCGCCGACGAGGCCGCTAATGCTGTTTAATGCGCCAACTGGAGTAAATGAGGTTGCAAAGTTGATCGCCGTTGCGATGGGGTTATCCATCATCGCGCCGACCTTGCGACCGCCCCACCCATACCCCGAAAGCCGCGCTTCGTTCTCGCCGCGCCCCATGCCGGTCATATCCGGTGCCGACCACCCCGCCGAAGGCGTGTAATCCGCACCCGTGCCCATCGGATCGGCGGGGCCAGCGGGACCGGGCGACATGCCGTAGTCAGCGCCTGTGCCCATCGGGTCCGTATAACCGCCGCCGTCACTTGCGCCGCCGCCGTAACCGTCTGCGCCGCCCATGTTTCCGGCATTGCCGCCGCCCGACATATCGGAACCGGATTCGCCGCCGTCGTAGAACTCAAGCAGGCCGGTCTTTGGGTTGATCGTCCCCGCCCCACCGAGCGCCTTTAGTAGAGCCGCTTCACGCGGGTTAAGGTGCGCGACGATTGAATCGCCGTTCCGCCCGTGGTCATCGAGTTTCGCGGCTACTTTCTTTAGGTGCTTCATAGCTGTCCGCCCGGAATAAACACAAAGTCAGTTGCGATCCAACCGGCGCTAAGTGTCGAAGATGCCGTTTGCATCCGGATAGACGCCGCACGCCCGTATCCGCGAACGCCAATCCAGCCGTCGTAAATGTCCGCAGCACCGCCCCATATATCCACGTCCCATTCCGCCGTATCCCAAATGCCGCCGCTTGTGGCGAGCGAGGTCGGGACGCTCTCGGGCGGGTAAACGCGGAAGTCGGTATTAAGTTCAAGAGCAATCATCGGCGTGCCGTCCGCCTCAAATGTCGGGCGGGCGAGTTTGAAGGCTTTGTTCATTCCGGGCTTACCGAAATACGAAAACGCCTGCAAAGCGTCGGTCGTGATATTCGAGCCCGCGTCCGAAGTCGCCCCGCCGTCGAACTTGTAGACCGTGCCGTTAGACGATCCGAAGTAAGCGTCATTCCCCTTCAGTGACCAGCAAATCGCCGGAATGTTGACGAACCGGCACGGGGCTTTCGTGATCGTGTTAAACGTAATCTGATAAGCCGCCGTCGTGGAAATCGGCACGTTGAGCATGAGCATCGTGCGGCGGGGGTAGATGAACGGTTGCCAGCCGTAGATGCTGCCGTAGTCGCGGACATAATCGTTAAACGCTTTGTTGATCTGCTGCGTAAGCGCGACTTTTTCGGCCTGCGACTTGTCAACCGAGAGAATGGACGACAACGGAACCGCGCCGTCATCCGTCAACAGGATGCAGTCACCACCCGCCTTGATGAAGCACCGACGCCCGATGGGCTTACCGATGAAGAACACACCGATCAGCGCCCACGTCGCAGCCGATGACGGGTCCGTGCCTTGGTAAACGATTGCCTCGCCTTCGGAGGTCATGAATACGGCAACGTCGTCCAACCCATCGCCCGCGTCACGGGTCCAAGTTGCCATTGCCATGATATAGCCGCCGCGCTTGGCAATTCCGTACAGGGGAAACTCAGTCGCAGCGCCGGAGATGGTGTTGACGGGCAGGTACCACGCCGAAAGCGAATCCTTTTCCCCGACCCACAAGCGCCGCTGGTGCGCGTTGATCCAGATTAGATTCGTTGCCGTGGGGCCGGTTATCGCCGTCGTCGCCCACGAGGCACCGTCATAGATGCGCGGGGTATCTTCGCCATTGACGCAGCGGAGGAACTGTCCACCCGCAGTGCCAAAATTTACATACTGCCATTTACTGTTTGTGAGGCCCGAAACAACCGCAGCACCTACAGCACCCGCCGACGATACGTCATAAATATCCGTACCCGCCGCCGCAAACAATTGCGCCGTCCCGTTGCGCGGAACGTACTCCATCAGGGTTTCGACTGCGGAACCAAGTCCAGTCGCGTGCGAAGCGTAACCGGGGCGGATCGAGACCTTATCCGTTTGGCAGAACCAGTTGTCTAGAATCACCGCGCGCTTCGGCGGCATGTCCGCAAGGGCTTCGCGCGTATCCCAACCTTCTACGGGGGCGGGTATCGTGGAAGATACCGCCGCCGCCCGAGATATCGACCGGCTCATACCGACCAATAGCCTTCAGGGACATAGATGCCGGGGCGGCGCGTATCCCATCCACCGGACATATCAAGCGTCACCTTCGGCTTGTTGCCGATCAGGTATTGCCTAATCTGTCCTTCGTAGGTGCCTTGCTCGTCCTGATACGGCTGGCCCGTCGCCTTGAGGAACCGCCAGATGATCCCGAGCGTAAAGAGTTCTTCGGGGATGCGTCCCGTATCCGTGTCCGCCGTCCAGACCGCTTGGGGAGTACCGCCGGACGAAGCGCAGTAATTCGAGGAGATGTATTCAAACGCGAACGTCTGCCCCGCTGCCGGAACAGGCTGCACGAGAATGTCCGAGCCGTAAAACGTATAACAGTCAACGATGGGCGACGAGGACATGGCTTTAAGCGTCTGCCAGTCCTGCGACGTTAGCGGCCCCTTCAACTGACGACGCGCCGAGCGATTCCAGAATGTCTCATTGATAAACCGCACAAGGTCGGTCGGGACCATGCCCGTCTGTGCCTCTTGTGCGAGGGTCGTAAACGTCGATTGCGTGCGAAGCTGCTGCCACTCGCCGCGCTTGGGGAGTTCAAGCCCTTCCTTCTTCGCCAAACGAAACAGATGCTGCACTTCCGCATCGGACGAGCCGACAACGGCAGACGGGCGGCGAATCTGTAGTTCGTCCGTGGCGTCTTGGACTATGGAAAGCAGCGTCAACGCAATCTCCTGCTAGGCCGCTTCGGCCTTCGGCGGACGCCCACGGCGCGGCATGTTGTTCGCCGCTGCGAGCTTGTCCATTGTGTCGGTCACTTCCGCGAGTTGAGCGCGAAGCTCCGCAATCTCTGCGTCTTTCTTCGCCATAGCCTCGGCAAGCGGGGCCGTGTCTTTCTTTGCCGCAACAAACGCGCGTGCCTTATCGCGGAGGGCCAGCGCACCCATGCCGACGCGGTTCATGTCCGCATCGTTCATGCCCGCGACATCCTCAACCGTGCGAAGATGCAGCGCCTTGAGCCGATCCGCCTGCGCGGGATTTACGCCGGGCCATGCCGAAAGCGGAGTGCCATCGGTCGGCTCTTCCTGACCCTTGAGCCAAGATTTATATGCAGGCTCGATGATATCCTTCATCGCGCCGTCCTTGAACGAGCGGGCGACCTTTTCGCAAGTCGTCGCGCCGTTCGTGCCCTTCTTGACCCACTCGACCATGTGGACTTCACGAGGTTCGCCGGGCTTTCCCGCCACATCCTCGTACTCGATCCAAAAGCGGAGAACGGCGATGTTCGGGCGTTCTCGGTTGTACGCGCTGTTGTCGATGTCCATGGTTTCGGTTCCCTCCGAAAAAGAAAAAGGCGGGAGGCCGAAGCCCCCCGCCCGTCAGCCCGTTACTCCGGGCAAGTCAGAAGCACGATCTTCGCCGTAGCGTCGATGCAGATCGCGCAGATATGGTCAGTGACAGCCGCCGACACGTCGAGCGCACCATCGGTCGAACCGACCGCAGTAAGCGCGTTGCCGTCCGCACCCGCCGTAAGGGCGAGAGCGAGAGTTGCCGGGCCGCTGATCTGAATCCAAGCGTACTCGTTATCAGCCGGGGCCGACAGGAGCATACCAGCGCCGACGCCAGCCGAATCCGACAGGTCGGACGTGACCACATTGGTCGCACCCGCCGACACACCGCCCGGCGCGTAGTAGTACGCCATCTGGTTGGCAACGGCGGCAATGCCGCCAGCGCCCGTGTCGTACTGCACGAGCTTGTACTTGATGCCCGCGCCGTCCGTGTAGATGTCACCGAGAGCGAAACCCGCGCCCGGCGTGTTGCCGTTGAGAGACGTATACGTCTCCGTCAGCTTGGCTCCAAAAGTCGCCATGTGTGTTTACCCTTTCCGAAAAGAAAAGGGCGAGGCCCGAAAGCCCCGCCCCTATTGGTTTACGCAGCTATTAGGCCGCGTCGATGAGGATACCCTGGAGGCTGCGGTTGGAGCAGACGAGCTGGCCCATCCACAGAACAGGGATCACAACGCCGTCCTGATTGACCGAGAACTTCTCGTCCATCGTCGTCCACTTCGCATCGCGGTGTTCAACGAGTTCGAGGTAGTTGGTGTTCAGGAAGTACATGCGCTCGCCGGTCGTGGCGAAGTTCGTGTTCGAGTCGAAGATGACGTCCGAATCAACGTACTTGAGCGAGCGGAAGCCCGCCGTTGCGCTGTCGCTATCGGCGTAACGCTGCAAGTCCTGAAGGCTCTCCCAGTACATCGCGAAGAAGTCATGGGTCGAGACCACGAGGTCCGGCTTGTCCGCGCCGCGAACGAGGTCGAGATAAAGGGTGTTCATGAAACCCTTGATGTTCGACTTCGTGACGAGGTTCGTGCCGGTGGCTTCGAG